GTCACAGAGGCGGCCAAGAAAGGCGGAGAGGAAGCCGGAAAAGAGTCGCAGAAAGCAACAGCGGACGGAATCCAGCAGAATTCCGGGCAGGTGTCACAGGCGGCTGGGGATTCCATGAAAAAAGCAGCAGACACGGCAAGGACTTACCGAAGTTCTTTCGAAAGTGTTGGCCAGAGCATGTCAGAAGGTGTTGCAGTTGGAATCAACAGGGGATCACCTTTTGTACAGAATGCGGTAAACAGCGTCCTCCAATCGGCTGTAAATGAAGCGGAGAAAAAAATAAAAAAGAACAGCCCGTCCCATGTATGGCGTGATGAAATCGGACTCAGCATGGCTGAGGGTGCCGCAGTCGGAGTTGAACGCGGTGAAAAAATAGTAAATGACAGTGTTGTAGCTATGGCGGACTCATCACTGGAAACCGCAAAGGATACACTTGAGATCCATTCACTGTCCAAGGTTTTCAAGGACGAGATCGGTAAACACATCGTCGGAGGTGTGATCAAGGGCATTGAAGCCGAAGTCCCGAAGCTGAAAAAGACCATGAAAAAGATGTCCGAGGAAGCTGTCAAGGCAGCCGGTGAAGTGGATGCGGCAAAGGGCGGTTATTCCGATGCGGCGTCTGCGATCATGGAATCCATCACCAGCGGGCTTGACAAGCGTCAGGAGCTCCTGGTTTCCAAGCTGGATAACAAGATTGACGGCTATGTGGATAAGGTTGTAAAAAAATACGAAAAACTGGCCGAAGACAAGAAAACAGAGGCGGGCAACACCACGGATGCAGCCCAGAAGAAAAAGCTCCAGGAAGAAGCAAAAAAGCTCCGGAAGAACGCCAAAAAGATCAAGAACTATGCCAACAAATACACATCAACGTTCATGGATGCCCTGAAAGAAGGGACAGAGAAAGCTTACAGTAAGATCGAAGACGACTTAGACAAGAAGCTGGACGAGATCGCAGACAAATACCAGAAGGCTTACGACCAGATCATATCATTTCGGGACGACATGAAAAAGAAGATGTCAGAGCCGGCCAATATGTATGACCTGGACACCCAGCTGACACAAGTCGAGCGGTACCAGGAAGGTCTGAAAAAGCTCAAGGACAAGATACCGGAAAGCCTGATGGACCAGATCCTTGGCATGGACCTGAACGAGGCAGACAACTTCGTGGAGCACCTGAACGCAATGTCAGCGGAAGAACTGGCGGCGTACAAGGAGAAATGGGAACAGCTGCAGAGTTCGTCCAAAACCTACAGCAAGGAATTTTTCGAACAGCGTCTGACAGACACAAAAGCCGGATGGACGAAAGAAGTGGAAGAGGCAGCCAAGACCGCACAGGAAGCAACCGAAGAAGCCGGAAAGAAGATCGCCAAGAGCCTGATCAAGAGTCTGAATGGCGAAAAAGAAACGCTGAAAAAATCCATGCGGGGCATTGCAAAGGATATGATCGAAGCGTTTAAAAAAGCGTTTGGGCTTGAAAAAGACGGCAAAAAAGCAGAAGGCAGCAAAGCGACAGCAGAGGCAAAGGGGGCTGGAACTGTAGCTTCGGGCAAGACATCAGCAAAGAAAAAGAAAACGACTGCCAAAACCAAAAAGGAAGAAAAAGAATGGCAGGTATACCGGGAAACAAAAGAATATGAAAAAGCCAGGAAGAAAATCGAGCAGGGCACCCAGGCGGAAATGCAGGCAGTCATGGCAGAAGTGGAAAGGATGCAGAACACAATTGCAAGCCTGGAATCCATGGGTGCAAGCCCGACGGTCAACGTGTCATCACCACAGATCAGCCTGGCAAATAATCAGCCGGTGCAGTTACAGGCTGAGATCCATACCACGGTCGACCTGGATGGAAGGACGGTGGGCAAGGCGGTCACACCCTACGTCAATGAAAACATGAACACAATACGGAACCGGCAAAGGAGGGGAAGCTGATGGATGTACAGATCGGAAAGTATAAAATGGGCGATTTTGGGCTGAAACTGTTGGGTGTGGACCTTGGTACGCCGTCCGTCCGGAAAAGTACCGTGACCATCCCCGGCAGGAACGGTGCACTGGACCTGACGGAAGCCATTACCGGTTTCCCAGTGTACGACAATGCAATACATAAGCTGACGTTCGACTTCAAGGACGGGACTTACAGCACCTGGCTGTCAAAAGCCAGTGACATCCGTGGGAAACTGCACGGCAGGCGGCTCCCGGTCATCTTCGGGGACGACGGCTATTATTACGATGCCAGGGTAAGCGTGGACAGCAGCAAGCTCAACCAGCATTACAGCCAGATCGTAGTCACGCTGGATTCAGAGCCGTACAAGCTGGCACGGAAAACGTCACTGGATGACTGGGAATGGGACAGCTTTAATTTTGAAACGGATATCATCAGAGACTATAAAAACATCCCGGTACCGGGTGAAATCACGGTCGTAGGGGATGTGATGCCGACGGGGTGTGTTTTTGAAGCTTCGGCGGCGGTCACAGTGACATATGACGGAAAAAGCTACCAGATCCCAAAAGGGTACAGCACGGTGCCTGATATCCTGATCACAGAGGGCAGCCATACCATGCAGTTTAAAGGGGATGGCGGCACGGTTTCCGTAGAATACAGAGGGGGCAGGTTCTAATGTATAAGATCACGCTGGATGGTTCCTACCTGTACCATCCGTGGATAAGAGGCCGCTGTATTACAGAAGGGGCACTGACCCAGGAAGTCAACAAAAACGGCTCCTGTGATGTCTCGATCGTCCTGGACCATCCGCTTGCGGCATCCGTCCTGCGGCGAAAGTCCATGCTGGAAGTGGTTCGCTTCGACCTGACGGGCAGTGAGAAGACGATCTACCGGGGCGTTGTGATGAACACCGTCGAAGACAGGAACATTGAGATGGAGATCCAGACAGAAGGCGACCTGGTATTCTTCCAGGACAGCATCATCCGTCCATTCCACAAGACCGGCACGGATGTACCGGGAAAGACAACGCCAGGAAATTATTTCAAGTGGCTGGTTAAGAAACACAACGAACAGGTGGATGATTTCAAGCAGTTCCTGATCGGTCAGGTGACTATTACCGGGGAAGCGGCAGACCGGGAGCGGAACGATTACAGCACCACGAGGGACATTCTGGATGAACTCGTCACAGAAAGCGGCGGGTATATCCGGACACGAACCGTCGGCGGTGTGCACTATATTGATTACCTGGCAGAATATGAACAGGCAGGCGGCCAGGATATACGGCAGGGGAAGAACATAATTGATGTTACCAAGAACGTCAAGACGGATGACCTTGCAACGCGTCTGATCCCGATCGGGTCATCGACGTCAAACAACGAATGGCCGGTCACAATCGCAAATGTAAACGGTGGCAAGGATTACCTGGAAGACGCAGCAGCCGTGAAAGAATACGGCATCATCACGAAGACCGTGGAGTTTTCCGAAATACAGAACCCCACGAAGCTGAAAGAAGAAGGCGAAAAGGCGTTCAAGAAGATCAACGGGGCAAATCTGGTGACAGAATTATCTGCAATCGACCTGTCGGATGCCGGTTATGATGTGGATATGCTGAGGATTGGTGAAAAGGTTTTTTGTGCAGCACCCACGTACAACATACAGCAGCAACTGCAGATCACCAAGAAGGTGACAGACCTGTTAAAACCGGCAAACAGCAAGGTCACGCTTGGCGGTACGGCATTAACATACACACAGCAACAGTTGCAGGCAGGGCAGGGGCGTGTGAAGTATACAACAGTAACGGCGATAACGAATGGGCAGATTGATGAGATCTGCATTTACAGTTAAAAGAAAGGAAGAAAAACATTATGGCAAAATTTTTGGATACAGCGGGATTAACTTATCTTTGGGGCAAGATCAAAACAGCATTATCAGGGAAGGTAGACAAAGTAAGCGGTAAAGGACTGTCTACGAACGACTATACGACAGCAGAGAAGAACAAACTGACAGGAATCGAAACCGGTGCGAACAAATATGTGCATCCGAGTTATACGGCGAAAACAAACGGACTGTACAAAGTGACCGTGGATGCAACCGGACACGTATCTAGTATAACACCAGTTACTAAGACAGATATCACAGGCTTAGGCATCCCGGCATCAAACACGACCTACTCTGACTTCAAGGGTGCAACAGCTAATGCGGCAGGTACACACGGACTGGTACCGGCACCGGCGAAAGGCGATACGGGTAAACTTCTGAGCGGTAAAGGAACATGGGAAGCCATGACAATGGCCTATGCTGAGGAAGATTACACGCAAGCATCTGTTAGTCTCACTTTTGCAGGAAGTACCGTAAAAGCAAATATTCCAGTTGCAACTACTGGTAATATGGGTCTCATGCCTCCAGCGATGTTTTCAAAACTGAATGATTTGCCAACAGAGGCAGATTTATCTGGTATCTATGCGAAGAAATCCGACATCACAGGCGTGTACAAGTACAAGGGTTCCCTGGCAGATGCAACAAAACTGCCGACTACAGGGCAGGTTACCGGTGATGTGTACAACCTGGAAGCGGCATCTGATTACGGGCCGGCAGGAACGAACGTGGCCTGGGACGGCAAGGCATGGGATGCCCTGGGCGGCATGTTCGTAGTCGATGCCATCACCAACGCTGAAATTGATGCCATCTGCGTGTGATCGAATTGATATAGGAGGAAGAGACATGGCGTATCTGGACAAGACAGGACTTACTGAGTTATGGAAGAAAGTGAAAAGTTATGTGGATGCCAATGCCGGAGGAACACAGACAACAATTACAGGAAACGCAGGATCAGCTACAAAACTCCAGACGACACGGGCAATAGATGGCGTTAATTTCAATGGTACGGCTGACATTGCCCATTATGCCGTGTGTTATACGTCAGGCTCTACCGCCGCAAAAACAGCCAGCCTGTCGAACTTCAAACTGGCAACTGGTGCAAGAGTGTTCGTGCGGTTCAGCTATGCGAACACGGCCGGCAATCCTACACTGAATGTCAACAGTACCGGAGCGAAAGCGATCCAGTACAGAAACAGTGCGATACCGGCAAACCTGATCAAACAGTATGCAGTATTGGAGCTGGTGTACAGCGGATCGTATTGGTACGTGGTCGGGGATATTGATGCAGCAGTGGTTCTGTCAACAACAGCAGTAACTCCATCAGCAACAGGAAGCTGGTACTATTCTTCAGCAATCAGTTCCCTGGCGAATTATGATGAAATTCGTGTATGGCTGGAAATTGTGGATGGCCAGAAAGGCTGGGTTACACTTAACAGGAGCAATCCGGCAGAGACAGTAATTACTCTGTATCTTACAGCATCCTATAATGCTCGTGTTCAGTTGAAATGGGATACCAGCAACAATAAAGTGGGTGTATATGTCCGCAATATTGGATCCGGTTGGACAGTGAACCAGGTAAGTATCAAGCGTATTGAAGGGTTGAAACTGAAATAGGAGGGTGAAAATGGCAAGTATTACAGAGAACTTAAAAAAGATACTGGCGGCAGTTTACGGGCGTGATGTCCGGCAGGCAATCCATGATGGGATTGCAGGGTGCGATGAGAATATCAAAGCAGAATGCAGCAATCGAGAAAAGGCAGAACAAGAGTTCGCAACAGAAATACAGAATCTGGAGAAAAAGGAAAAGGAATCGAGTACCAAAATCCAGGATCTGGAAAATCAGTTAACAAAAAGTATCCAAAACTTGGAAGATAAAATCGCAATCGTAACAGCCGGTATTTTCGAAACAGTAGAAGCAGCAACAATAAATGCATTAAAAGATTGCAGATGGTATAAACATCCAACAACGTCAATACTTACCTCTATGCCGGCATCTCCTAGTAGGGGATATTATTATCAGAACACAAAAATCAGTGCAACACCTGGTAGTACATACAGAATAACAGTCTATGTAATGAATGCTGAACAGGACACAGAAAATATCATTGCTGTTGCAAGTGGTTCCGGAACGGACAGTTCCTATTCAGATTTCCGGGGATTGGATGTAACTCTGGAAGAGGGAATGCATGATTATTATGTGACTATACCACAAGGATACAATCTGTTGCTGGTTACTACAGAAAATTATGTTGCTGGAAATATTGCCATCAGCAAATTAAGATTATAACAGCAAGAAAGGAAACGAAACATGAAAAAAGAAATGGTTTGTACTATTACAGGAGCAGTCGGTGGGACGATTGCTTATTTTTTTGGAGGCTGGGATCAGGCTCTTGTAACTTTAATCATTTTCATGGCAATTGACTACATATCCGGCCTGATTGTTGCCGGTGTGTTCCACAACAGCAAGAAAACAGAATCTGGGACACTTGAGAGCCGTACAGGCTGGAAAGGTCTGTGCAGGAAATGCATGACGCTGCTGTTTGTTCTGGTGGCGTACCGGCTGGATCTGGCAATCGGTGTGGATTACATCCGTGATGCGGTGATCATCGGGTTTATTGCCAACGAACTGATCAGCATCGTAGAGAATGCCGGACTGATGGGCATACCGCTGCCGGCAGTGATCGCCAATGCGATCGACATACTGACACAGAAAGCAGAGAAAAAGGGGGACGCATGAGCGTCCTCTGAGAAAGGCGGTAGAGACTATGAACAAGATTAACCGAATGATTTCAAATTACAATTATAATCCCGGCAATATCTCCAGAATCAAATACATCGTGATCCACTACGTCGGAGCATTGGGCGGAGCACAGGAAAATTGTGCATACTATGGCGGTGGTAATCGTGGAGCATCCGCACACTATTTTGTCGGTTTCGCCGGCGAAATTTGGCAGTGCGTGGAAGATCGGAATATCGCCTGGCATTGTGGGGCGAGCAGTTACAAACATCCGGAATGCAGAAACGCTAATAGCATTGGGATTGAGATGTGTGTGCGAAAGAAGAATGCGGCGAGTCTTGGGGCAACCGACAAGGACTGGTACTTTGAAGAGACAACAGTACAGTCTGCTATTGAGCTGACCAGATACCTGATGAAGAAATATAACATCCCTGCAGATCATGTCATTCGCCACTATGATGTAACTGGAAAGATTTGCCCGAATCCGTATGTATACAATACAGGTACGTACACTTGGGCTGCGTTCAAGAAAGCTATTTCTGGGCAGAGTGGCGACATTCTTCCGGCAACCACGAAACCATGGTACCGTGTCCGCAAGACCTGGAAGAATGCCAGCAGCCAGATCGGGGCATTTAAGACGATCAAGAAAGCCAAGCAGTGTGCAGATCAGCATGCCGGTTATCATATCTACAATGATGCCGGAAAGAAAGTATACACATCAAGTAAGCTCCCATACAAGGTGCGGCCAAAAACTGCAAATGTCCCGATCAGGACGGGACCGGCGAAAACTTACAGCAATGTGAAGAAGCTCCAGCCGGGAACATACGTGATCGCTGAGGAAAAAAACGGATTCGGCAGACTGAAAAACGGCTCAGGATGGGTGCATCTTAAGAAAGTGGAGAGGGTATAAAGAGTCAGAAAAGGCTTGACAATACAAGAAAAAAATATATAGAATAGTAGCAGATTAAAAAGTAGTCAAAAAAGTAGTCAGAAGCAATAAAGATAAAAGAAAACCTGATAAAATCAAGCTGTAACGATGAGTGTCATCCTCACTCGTAAT